ACTCCAACCGGAGGAGAGTTTGTACGACCTTTCCTCAACACTCATAGGAAGGCGCAGTTAGGCGAAGAAGGCTGGATAGCCTTTCAAGAGCAAGTAGGTTCATTATTGGGGCCTGCTACTGAAGCACTTACTAACCCCGGAAGATTCGCTATATTTGAGAGAAACAGTAAGGAGTTACTTGAATTAGGCAGACTAGTACAGTCTACAACACAAAGAGACCGACGCATACGAGAAGTGCTGGAGCACCCGTTAATGCTGTCCATGGACGCTGAAGAGCATCCCAAGCTACTACGGCTTGCTCTTGAGTACGCTAGAATCTACGACCATGCGGGAGGTGATCTAAAAGATATCTCTAGAATCAAAACCTACGTTACTCAACTTCCTGTTGAGATTGATGCATCAGCATCAGGGGCTCAAATTATAGCACTGAGCACCCGAGACAGAGGTTTAGGGTGGGAATCTAACGTTGTAGCAACACCCAAAAAGAACAGATTATACGATACTATCGCTATGGATGCTGTGTCTGACCCAAGGTTTCAACGTATTAATGATCTTGTAGATGATATTACGTGGGAAGACTTGTCTAAAGCAGCCAAGGCGCAAAACATGGTAGCCTTCTACGGTGCTGGTCAGGCAACGCAGGCTACTAACCTAACTGATAAGTTTGCTTCAGTTCTGCTGGGGAAAGACAAATTAGTTGTGGTTAAAAGAAGAACAAGCGATACCCCTAAAGAAGCACTTGTTCTTAACGATATAAACAAGTCTATTGATAACCATATCAAAGACGCTGAAAAAATAAACGCTACAGAAGTAGTAAGAGAGCTGCAAGATCTTAAAGATGAGATCAATGCAGTTGTACTGAAAGAAGCTCCTATAGGAACACGAATGCTTCATATGTCTAAGGATGTTCATCCTGACGTAGAAGAGTTTGTAGAGAAACTAACAGCTGGCCGTTCTAAGCTAATTGGACCTAATGAGTTTAAGTTGATCTCTGATATCATGTCTGACCACATGAGTCGGAGAGCACCTGTAACTGATAAGTTTATTGGCTTTTGGAAAGGGGCAGCAAAAGAATTCATCGAAGACACCGGGAAAGTCGACATTCCTTGGGTTACTTTCGATGGCAAAACGCTCTATCAACGCTACCGTCCCGTATTGGAGGAGCGCATAGAGTTTACTGACCCTGTAACAGGTCGTCGAGTCTACAATGTATACAAAGACAGTGTAACTGACGGTAAGTTTAAAGGGAAATCGTCCATCAATGATGCAAGAACAGGTTACGGTGTAAACGGTAACCATTCTAATGATGCGGCAATTGTTCGACAGTTCCATTTATGGGGCCGTAAGAACGATGTAAAAACTGCAACAATCCATGATGCTTTCTTCGTTAATGTAGGAGAGGCAGCAGGGGCTAAGAATGCTCTAAGACATCTATACGCTGATGCGGTAGAATCCGAGACCATTCTTAAGACACTCCAAGCTATGCGTAAGGAGGGTCTCTCTGAGAAGGCTTACCAAAAACTTCTTAATAAGGCCATAGAAGATGGATTGATAGTAGAGGATGGCTTAACAGCTGCTGATATCCTCGCGCCGATTCCTATCGGTGAAAGTTGGTATGGGATTGGCCCATAACTGTCTGTGACAAATAATACTATGGTCTGTGACCAAGGAGAATAACATGAGCGATGAAACTAATAATGAAGTAACTGAAATGGAAACCACTATGGAAACTGAAGCATCAACACCTGAACTTGATCTTTCATCCCCTGAAGTCAAAAAGATGATGGAGAGCATGGTCGCTGACCAGTTAGCTCAGATGAAAGAAAATATGAACAAGATGTCTAAGCAACGCGATGACGCAATGAAGAAAGCAGTTGAGCTTGAGGAAGCAGCTAAGGCAGCTAAGCTAGAGAAGCTTGAAGCAGAAGGTAAAACTTCTGAAGCTCTCCAGATGAAGCTGGATGAGGCTCTTGCTCGAGTTGAAGCCCTTAACGGGGTCAACACCCAACTTACTCGTGATCATACTGTTGATAGAATTCTTGGAGACCACCAATTCCGCAATGCTACGGCAAAAGAAATGGCTAAGTCTCAAATTATTCAGGAGCTTAAGCAAGATGCTGAAGGTGCGTGGGTTCATGCTACAGGCGCTTCACTAAGTGAATTTGTTCAAGCCTTCGCTAAAGACGAAGAAAACGCTTTTCTTTTTAAACCTAAACAGTCTACAGGTGCAGCTGCTATGCAGCAGGTCGGGTCAGATGGTCAAGTTCCTAAGTCGAACAAGCCCATCACAGAGATGTCTTTTGAAGACTTTCTGCGAGAAGACTCGTCTAGGCCATCAAATGACTTTGGGTTTTAATTATTATTAAACAATCTTAAGGAGATTGCAAATGGCACTTTCTGATTTTATTTCCGGTGTTTCCGGTTCTGAAATGAAGTTCAAGGTTCAGCGATACGTCAACGATTACTCTCACGAGATGTACACGAATGCTAAGAAGCTTTCTGGTACTGCTATCGTTGGTGCTTCTGCTGAAATCAACACAAGCATTGAAGACTACCTTGGTCAAGCTCGTTGGTACAAGCCGCTGATGGCAAACATTAACGTTCCTAACGTTAACGATGCCACTGACGGTAACTACACCGAAGTTGACACCGCGTTCTACAAGTACGCCAAGACTGTGCGTACGCATGGCGCGAAGGAAGTCAACGTACAAAAGGTCATCTCTCAAGAAGATGGTCTTGCTAAAATTGCTCGTGACTTTGGTGAGACCAAGGCACAAGACGAGCACAACTCAGTACTTGAGTCTCTTAACGGCGTAGCAGCCTACGAAGTCTCTCGTGGTGGCGGCATTGTATCTTTCAACACTGATGCAGATGACCCCGGCACTGGCTTCTACGTAGACGTAAACGCTCTGGGTGAGTTTGGTGCAGCTGCAACTGGTCCTAATGACGAGCGACGTCTTGTCGAGCCTGATGCTACCGCTAAGGGCGCAGCTCGCGGTGAGCGCATCTTTAAGGCTATGGGCATGGCTTGGAAGGACTACGAAGCTCCCTTCTACTACATGATCACTAGCCCAGAGACTCTGGCTGATCTGCGAAGTGCTAACCTCGTTGATGACACAACCATCACTGAAGGTAACCTCGTATTTAACACTATTTTCCAAGGCAAGTTCCGTCTGCTCCTTACCCGTGCTCTGGGTAACGACCAGTCTGCTTCTGCTAATGTAAACGACCAGTCTGTTAAGACTACCTTCATCTGTAAGCCTGATGCGCTGACAATGAAGCCTTTGGTTGTTCCGATGCCTGTTGAGATGGACCGAGCAGCTGCCGCTCACGGTGGTTCTGGTACGACTGATATCTGGTATCGCTGGGGCTACGTATGCCACCCAATGGGTTACTCATGGGATGGCTCCGAGACTCAGTTTGTTCAAACCTCCGGTACCGGCGGTTACGATCAGGCTGCTTCTTGGGTTCGTAGTGAAGCTGGATACCTGAACTTGGGCATTCTTCCTATCCTGCACGCTTAATTAAGTAGAGGTGGGTCATGGCTATCAAACTAAACGTAAATAGCTATGTCACCTTGGATGAAGCTAACGCATACTTTATTGATCGCTCAGACAGCGATAAGTGGCATCTTCTTAACAACAACGACAAAGAAGAGTACCTCAGTACAGCCACCCGCTATCTGGATGACGCAGTAACGTATGTTGGTGTCGCCGTGTCCACCTCTCAGCCTCTTGCATGGCCCCGTGAAGGTTCTTATTTCGATGATAAGTTCAACGATATGGTGTCTTTTGAAGACCCCGATAGACCTGACCGATTGCAAAAGGCAACTTTTGAGATGGCGATGCACCTTATTGAGAATCCCGGTGTATTAAATACCTCTACTACGGTAGAGAATGTGAGTGTATCATCAATTAAGCTTAGTGGTATTCAAAACCCAAGCCGTTTACCCCACCTTGTAAGGAAAGCCTTAGGTAACCTTGCAGAGTTTGGCGGTAATACTCCATGGAGGGCTTGGTAATGTCTTTAAGGGCTTTAGTAGAAAATGCAATTGATCTTGCTTGGGATGTTACAGGTGATCTGAAAACTCAAATGATCTTTAAGTCTGAGTCTCAGTCTGAGTATGATCCCAAGACTTCTCAAGTAGTTACTAAAGAAATAATATCTAAACCCTTTTATGGGTTTCTTGTAGTAGCTAACGATAAAGACTTGACCAGTGCAGGTGTTTCTATAGTGCCTGACATTGTACAAGCAATTGTTAAGAGGAAAGACATTCCCTCTGATTACACTAAATTTGATAGTATCTGTGTTAATGGTGTAGACCACCGTATAACACACTACGTTGATGATGGATACACAGTGAAGTTTACTGTATCCGCAAGATAAGGAGGATCTATGGCTACTTACTCAAGTCTCCTGTCCTCTATAGACAGTGTATTTGCCTCTAGTTCTTGGCAGAACTTTGGAGTCAATGCTTACCCCGCTAACTTTTGGCCTGCTACTACACCCGATGAATTTGTTATCTATGAGATAATACCTTCATCTCCTCCAATAGAGGAGTATAGCAAACCTAACCATAAGCGAGGGTTAGTCATTGTACAGATCTACACTAGATCTAAACAAGGCTCTCTAAGACTCTACGAGATAGCAGATAAGCTCTCTGATCTTTTAGGAAATCAGTATTCTGTTGATACACAAC